AAGCATCTTTGCAGGTGCTTCCAAATCAAACGCCGCGAATGATGTTGATAGCGGGCTTGTAAGGGTAATTTCCTTCTGAATATCTTGCATCGCAATTCTTTGTGCGGCAAGAGCGTTCTGAAGGCCAGCCATGGCATCAGGGGAAAGTGATTTGTTTGATGCAAGTGCTTCCATTGCAGACATAGGGTCAGCCTTAGGTGCAAGACCAGGAACGGTGCTTGCATTGCCAAGTGACTTATCTAGTGTCGCAAGGTATTCCTCATGACGCTGTGCGGCTTCTACTGGCGAAACATCGCCAAATAGGTCGGTAGCGCGTGGCATTTCAGCCATTATTGGATTTCCTTTCGTTGTTTGGTTTACTTGCTTTCGGCAGTCGCTTTAGCAAGGAATTCCTTTGCTAATGCAGAATAACCTTTTGCAAGTGTTGGGTCGGTTGTTGCTTGTGCTTTCGCGTTATATGCGGCGGCTTTTGTCAGTAAATCATTACTGGTTTCGCTCACTGGTTTTGCAGTGCGCTTAGGCCCACCTGCCAATGCGAGAGATTTAGCCTCAGCCAACTCAGTTTCCAAACGACTTGCCTTTGACTCTGCCGCCTCTTTTGCCGACAAAAGTTCTGCAATATCTGTTTTTATGGACTTAGTTGCGCTCTTGATTGCTTCCTCTACTATGGCTTCTACATCTACTAATTTTTCATCAGTAGAAACTTCTTCTTTTACATCTTCTTCTGCCGGTACATCTGTATCTGCAGAAGCGGCTTCATCTACCTCATCTGCTTCTGCAGATTTAGGTGTTTCATCGGGAGTGTACATTTCAGCCGTTGTTACATGTGATGGCTTTGAAACATTTGCGTAATCGTTGGTAGTTGTTAGACCATGGGTTTCGCCTGGTTGATTGCAACCACACTCAAGACACTTGGAAATTTCTTCAGACTTTTTTGCCTCTACAGGCTTGTCTGCTTCTGCTCCCATGTACTTATCAAAACAATCATCTGCTTCTTTTGAACTCATGCCCGCTTCTTTACAGCGTGCTTTAAAATCCATTTTGGACTCACCTTTTTTTGGAGTCATCATGGCTTTCTTTTTAGCAGGTGTTTCTTTTTTATCTTCCGCTTCATCTTTGTGCGCGGCAAGATTTATTTCTTTTTCTTCCATAATTTCTCCTTCTGATTCCTCACCTGCATACCATGCAAAAAGGTGATGAACTGCGGCTATTAGGTGAGTGAGTGAGGATTCTTCATTACTTCCTTCACCCATTTCTTCTGCTTCTATGGCGATAAGTTGAGCCAACGCCTGTCTTGCAGAATCGTAGGTTTGTTTATCAAACTTTAATAAGTCACCATCTGCATAAGCCTTAGAGAGTTCTATGACCTCATCGGCTAATACAAGCATGGCTTCCCTTTCAGTTATGTCAGGTAATTCTAGGGCATCTACTGCCTTGTTTGTTTTCTTTTTGTATTTGCCCCCGCGCTTCTTATATTCGCGCACTACCCAAGCATTAGCGTAGGCAGAAGGGTAAACATCAAACTTTTCTTTAGCCTCGCGTTTAACGCGGTTGTATAATTCTTTATCTGAAGGCTCCGACCTACCGCCACCCTGTAATACATTTTCGTAATTTGGCTTTTTATCTTCCTTCTCAATTAGTTCTTCTACGCGTGACATTGTGCTTTCGCCATCTGCCGACTTTGCTAGAACCAACTGGCAATTAGGATTAGCGGGCCGGTCCACAAGACTAACCTCAACAATTTTGCCATCAACAATGCGCCCATTAGCCGCTTTTTGGTCACGCACTACTCTTGGGTTTTTTATCCCAATACTGAATCCTTTTAATACGCCTGTGTCTACCTTCTTTACTGATACAGGGTCTACAACAAGAGCGTGTATGTAATGTCCGTCTGCGCGTTTTTCGTATTCTTTAGCAACTCCCGCCGCAATATTACTGTGTTGCTCACGAATATTGCCGCCTGTCTTAAACCACTCAGGCATTGCATTGTCTAGCCAAACAGGGTCACAAATTTGCTGGTCAATGTCTAATGAATCATCGGTTGCCTTGCCATACACCAATAGCGTGCCATCGGCATTTTTGTCTGCCTTTATAATGTTGAAATAAGCCGTTGTTAGATTAGTCATTGCTGCTTTGTCCTTTTTCTTTTCTCGTTTAGCGATTGAGTTAGCCCATGATTTTCCTGCATCGCCGCCCCATAAGAGCCATGCGATATACCCCGCAGAATCAACGCCCCAACCTTCGCCTTTCTTATCTACTTCGTGGCGAGCAAAATAAGAAACCATACGATTGACTGTTGATAATGATAATGCTTTTCCGTTTGAAAGGTCACGCGCGCGAGCCACTCCAACAGCCGTACCACCCCGCCCATGCTTTTCGCGTAGTGCTAATCCGCGTTTGGCATTGTTGCGTACTGATTGTGGGGGTACAAAACTATCAGCCATTTAATCCTCATCTTCTGTAACAGAAAACTTTGGTGTAACTGTACCTAATTTATCTATGGCTTTGCGCCGTTTATCCAATTCAATTTTTGCTTCAGGACTTCCAAACTCAGCCGCTTCTGCCACGGTCTGTAATGTTTGGTCAGCCCAATCAATGTTATCTGTACAGTCTTGATTTTTTATCATTCGCCTCTCCTTACTTTCTTTGCTGAATCCGTTAGATATTTGCTTTGTATGTTTTTGGAATCAGTCAGCCATGAACGATATGGTTGTTTCATAGATTCTAAATTTTCCGATTTGCGTATTTCTGTAATCAATTGCTTTAAGTAAACCTGATTGAGCATAAGGTGCAATTGCCCAAGGCGGCGCGATATTTCTACTTCAGTCATGGCATCTCCCTCACTATAACTGCGGTTCTATTTAAAATAATGTAATAATCAGCATCAACAGCCTGTGCCGTAGGGTCCATGAAATTAACTTTAGGATTAGTAATTTTTATAGCATCATAACCCAAAGAGGCGGCTATTGCAGACGGGTCCTCATAATAATCCTGGGGGTAATCGTATAATTCTGTGCGGTTTTTACGCGTGTAATCATTTATTTCTTCCATTGTAATTATTTTTGCTCTTGGGTCTAAGGTCGCCTCCATAATTTTTCCGTGTGGAATTGGGTTGCCGTTGCGGTCCTCTTTTGCAAACTTTTCTCCAACACTGCGTTTATTGCCAAAGTAAGTGCCATCACCAAACATGCCCTTGCCCACAAATGGGGTAGTACCACTTAGGTACTGAGTTATGTAATTATCTACTTGCTCTGAGGTTGTGCCTGCAATACCCCTAAATAGATGAATAGACCCTTGGTCCACATATTTTTGAAACTCTGCCGCGCTTACTACGCGAGGTAAGCCGTTGTAACCTTGTTCTTGCAAGATGTTTCTTAGAAATAGATTTTGCCCATCGCGGTTATATGAACTAAAATCAATAGTACCTTTTGCGTTCATGCCGTACATGTCTATCAGAGTGTCATTTGTCCAGTACTCTTTAGTTTTCTTTGCTGTCACATAGTTTCCAGGTGCTTGCGCAGAAGGTTCTGCAACGCCAAATGCAGGACCACTTGCAGATACGCCTCTTGGTTTATTCCAACCAAATTCTTTTGCCATAGCAAGAACCAAAGGATTTTTAGTCGTGCCTTTTGTTAAAACATATTCGGCATACATTTCTGCATAAAATTCTTTGGTATTTTTATTAGAATACCCTGATACAACCGCTTCAGGCACATTTGCATATTGTTTTTTTAGTTCTTCAATACGCTTTTTTGTTATAGCGTTTTGCACAGAAGTTCCTAAGTCAAATGAGCCACCTGTGTCAATAGTGTGACCCCATTCATGTGTGAGCGTATATTGCCTATGAGGTACTTTTGCTATGACTGGCATTTTAAATCCAAGTTCTATGGTCATAGGACTATCGCTATTAACTAGAGAAGGTTTTAGCCAAATCTTTGCATCTCCCAAAATAGCACTACCGTAAGCATTGCCGCGCTCGCTTGCCACAATAATTGTCATTTCACTTTTTGGCGCAATGGTTTGTAATTCTTCTACTTCTTCAAGTAATTTCAAGCGCGTTTTTTCTTTTACTTTTTTGCCAGTAGAAAAGAATTTAACTGTCACAGGTCCATTTACATAAACAATGCCGCCGTCTAGCAAAGCCAAATCTGCTTTGTCTATGCGTTGAAAACGAATAAAATATTCTATTTCCTCGCGTGTTTTGCCTGAACTCACCATATAACTAGTAATCATTTCATCGCGTATTTCATCGGGCGATAAGGTGCGCCATTGACCAGGCACAAGCGGTGTTTCTTTTCGGCGTTGTGATGCTTGTAATTGCGCAGTAATTGCTTCTTGCGTTGTTGTGGGTTTGGCAGTAGGCAGCATATATGGTTCTCTTGATATAGGCGGTGTAATAATTTGACCACCGGGTACAAGTTGTTGTTCTTCAAATCCAGGTATCACAGGGGCCAAAGCGCATCGGCAATGAGGATGTGCGGGTGGTTGTAAGTCACCTGATGGAAAAGGTGTGCCTATATTAACTTTTTGATTTGCGTTTTGCGCACAAATTGCGCAAGGCTGAAATACCAACCATTCGTGTTGTTGCAATCCTGCATCTTTGTATCGGTTTACAGTTGCTTGAGATATGGCGCGGTTTTGTTCTGTAATTGCAATACTTAAAGCGCGAGCAGGACTTGCCACATGATTTGTAATAAGTTTGGCAGATTGTTTAGCGTCTAATCCAAGATGTATAGCCTCGCCTATGGCGTTTCCTATATCTGTTAAAGTCGTATCTGAAAACCCTTTAAATGTGATGCCTTGCGATTGGAGCAATTGTTGAAACGCGCGAGGTGGTTTAAGTAATAAAGCCGCTACTGCATCACCTGGTTTCCATTTAGACCAATCAACAATTCCTTGTGCTTCTGCTTTTTGCGCTTCTTTGGCTTCAAGTAATGCTTCTCTTGCGGCAGTATCTCCAAGTGCGTAACCCTGCGCCCATATTCTTGCTAATACTTCTTTAAGTGGTTCTAGGTTTGGGCGAATATTTACAATTGCCCACGCTCTTGCACGCAAGCGTTGTTGAGGTAAAGATAAATTTTTATCGGGCATGGTTCTTGCATAGCCTTCAAATGCGCGCTCTGCGTCAAATTGTTGGCGTAAGGCGGCTCTAATAAGTAATGCGTTTCTAGCCGCTAAACGCGCATCTGCCTCTAATGCGCGCTCCCAAGTCATGTTAAATACGCTCTTGCAAGCGCCTTTGCAGTATCTAAATCGCCGTCAAATGCACAACGATTAAGCGCTTCACCAACAATGGGGTCTAGGCTCTTGAATTCAAATAGTCGTGCGCGTTTTCCTTTTTGCGCCCATTTCATAAATGATTTTACTTCAGCCCTAGTTTCTGCATCAACTTCTTCTTCCACTTCTGACGCTTCTTCAGGGGAAATTTCTTCAGGCTGTTCATTGCTTGTATTAGGAGTAGTGGGTGTGGTCGGTGTGGCATTGGGACCTTCCAATGTTGGCGCTGAGATTATTTCTTTAGCGTTAATAATTCCTTCAGGTGAGAACAAAAAGATGTCAGAACCAGTTACAAGCATTGGCATATCTGCTTGCGGTGTATCTAGGAGAGGCAGACCTAGTTCAGAGCGGCGTTCATTAATTGTTTTACCTGCGCCCTTTATTTCAATATCCGCCTTCCGCGCTGCGGATTCATTGTCCATGCGCTTGCTAGTCATGAGGCGGAACTCAAGTTCACGCGGCATGGCTAGGTATGTGTAACAAAGATTAGAAACCATCTTGCTAATCCATGAGGCTAGTGGAGCAACGCCTATTGCTTCTGCGGTTTCAGCGCGCCCTTCTTCAAAGCCTTTTCCGCCCAATCCGCCCTTAGGTGCAAAACCAATTTCCGCAGGTTGTACGCCAAAGTGACCACAAATAGATGTAATCAAATAATCATCAAGTGTGTCTTTAAACTTTTCTCCATAACCATCATTAACTACAGGTGTTAGACCCTTTGGAAGTAATCTTGCGCGCTTACGCTGTTCTGTTTGCCCTGCTAAATCATCATTTAATATGTTTTCATAGGCTCTAAGTAGGTCAGGATTATTGCCCCAATCTTCTTCAGTTGTAAACATCAATTCAGGTAATACACCATCTGTGTATTCGGCTCTTAACCATTGTTGGCGGCGCAGGTAAATATCCGCTAGTGGTAGGGCGCGCTCAACAGGGCTATAACCATAAACGCTAATGCTCCTGCGGTTACGGACCATGTAAGCAAGTTGGTCGCTGGTAAATTCGCCGTCTGCCTTTGGGTCCTCATCTGTTGCGCTAAATTCTGAACGAGGAAAACCATAAAGTATCTGTTGGAACGCCGCGTTTGGTGGCATTGGGCGCATGCCACGGTCATCAATCAAAGGTTTGATAGTTGAGCCGTCTAGTATTTGGAATCCATATAAATCGCCGCCTACTGTTGGTTGTGGGTATACAGCCCAAGCATCAATTACAAGAATGTCCTCAAGAGCAATGTTTAGCCAATCATTCCAAATCAATCCGTTTGCTTTATCGGGTGATTCCCAAAATTCACGAACGCGTGTTATTTCCTCTGTGTATTTCTCGCGCGCGCGAGCCATAGCGCGTACATGGTCGCCGCCTGATTCTGCAACAATCTTTTCTGAAGCATCGTTGCCTAGAACAATATCCCAATCAAGACCGTTTAATTTGTTCTTAGTTACTTCTATACATCTACGGAGAATGTCAATAGAGTCTGCGGCGGCTCGTAATGTCTTAAAAGGCACAAGGCGTGTTTCAGTTACATTTATGTTTTGCGCTACTTGATATTCATAGCGCCTTGGTTGTGGTCGCCCATTGTCTTGCAGGGGATTAATTGCGCCTGGAGTAATCGGTAGACCAGGACCAAAAGGAACAGAGGCGCTAAATGGTGCGCGTGGTAGGGCTACAGAGTTACCGTATGTTTGGCGCATAGTCAGTGCTTCTGCCTGATTACGCATTTCTGATTCCGTCATTGCCACTGAACCCGCCGGTAATCGTGGCGATTTTTCTACATCACTTGTTGCTATTACTCTTGCGATACGGTCACGCAGACCCATGTGTATCTCCCTTTGTTGCCCCTTGCGAATCGGGCGTGTTGTAATGATAGCCATTTTTGCGCTTCTTTGCAGTGATAAGGTGAAGCCATGAATCTAGTGCAGAAGGCAGTTTTAGGTGGGGGCAAATTAGCGCCCTTAGTTATTAGTCATGGTTTGACCAGTGGTACAGGGCTTATGAACCCCTCTATTTTTATAGATGATGATGGCGACATATTGGTAAATCTTCGCCATGTTAATTACACGCTTTACCATGCAGAAAACACCCAACGATTTCCTAGCCGTTGGGGTCCTTTGTCATATCTGCACCCTGAAAAAGATAGGCGATTGATTACAACTAACTATCTTTGTAGGGTCAATAAAGATTTGGTTATGACTAATTACACCAAGGTAGACACATCAGAATTTGATGTAGAGCCAATATGGGAGTTTGTTGGAGAGGAAGATTGCCGCGTTGTGCAATGGGAAGGGGATTATTACTTAGTAGGAGTGCGGCGCGATACTACTTCCAATGGACAAGGGCGCATGGAGTATTCCAAGATTGAACTAGATAAAGACGCATGGAGTGCTAAAGAGGTAAGCCGTGTGCGTATTCCTGCTCCTGCGCCTGATAGTTCTTACTGTGAAAAAAATTGGGTTCCTATTATTGATAAGCCATTTCACTTTGTTAAATGGACCATGCCTACTGAAGTAGTTTATGCAGACCCAAAAGAAGGCACATGTGAGCAAGTGTTTTTGCGCCATACACCTGCCGCTCCTGCCGACCAGCGTGGTTCTAGTCAGGTAATCCCTTGGGGTAATGTCTACATATCTATAACGCATGAGGTTAATTTGTTTAAAAATTACTTAAAACAAAAAGATGCTATCTATAAACATCGCGTTGTAGTCTTTGATAAAGAAATGAATTTTATTGGACTAAGTAAATCTTTTAGTTTCCTTGATGCCCGTGTGGAGTTCTGTGTAGGAGCGGCGCGTTTGGGTGATGATTTATTAGTTAGTTTCGGTTTTCAAGATAACGCGGCGTTCATTTTACAGGTTCCACAATTTGTCCTAGAAGATTTGATACTGGAGGCTTTGGCTTATGAACATTGAAGATTTGATTATTGAATTATCACACAAGCCTTTTAGCCCTGAACTTAATTTTAAAGTTGCTGTTAAATATGAAGAATTACATCAAAGCGCTTCTGCCGTGTCTTTCTACCTACGAACTGCAGAATACGGTTATGACAAAAACCCATCCTTGGTTTATGCAAGCCTATGCAAGTTAGCCCATTGTTTTGAGGACCAAAAAGATAGAGCCTGGACCGTAAGCAATTGTTTGTTACAGGCTGTGTCATATTTGCCTTATCGCCCTGAGGGTTATTTTCTTTTGTCGCGTTTTTATGAGAAAGCACAACAATGGCAAGAGGCTTATACATGGGCTGAGATGGGATTGCGTACAGAAACTCTGCCTGAGTTACCTGTAGATGTTATGTATGCGGGGCGTTATTGTTTAGAGTTCCAAAAAGCCATTAGCGCTTATTGGGTGGGTCGCCCACAAGAGAGTAAAGAAATGCTTATAAGATTAAGCCAAATGGAGTTACCTATTGATTACCAAAAGGCTATAGAAGAAAATTTAGGGAGGCTAAGTGCTGTTCTTTGATATTGGCGCTAATCGTGGGGATGCAACATTAGTTGCATTACAACAAGGCTATGATGTTATCGCTGTTGAGCCTGCACCTCGTGTGTTTGGGCAGTTAATAAAAAACTTTATTTACAATCCTCGTGTAACTCCTTTGCGTTATGCAATAAGTGATACAGATTATCAACTTGTTGAGTTTTATGAATGTGTAGAGGATGGACTAAGCACTTTGAATAAAGATTGGCTTACCAATAAAACGATGCCTTATTGTGGCAAAGAATATCGCACCATAAAAGCAACAACTATTACCCTAGATACCCTTGCTGACAAATTTGGGTCACCCGATTTAATAAAGATTGATGTGGAGGGAGCAGAGTGGCATGTATTACGCGGCATGACACGCAAGTACAACACCCTTGCTATGGAATGGACATTTGAAACTATGGCAGAGCATGAGGCACAAATGGATTATTTATATGCTCTTGGATACAGGCAAATTGCTCTGCAATACATTGTAAATCACCTAGAACAACCGAAAGATTGGTTTTTATTGCAAGAAAATAATACAAATCAGATGCTTATATGGCATCAAGAAACATCTGATGAGTGGATAGAAAGCGGTTGGCAAAAGGCAGGATTACGCCCTACTGCAGATGTAGGAATGATGTGGGTTCGTTAATCTTTATTAAGTTTTAGATTAGGGTTGAACTTCTACCCAACTAAGTGTTGTTTCATCCCAAACATAATTTTTTCCGTCATTTGGATATGGAACTGGAGGTATCCACCAATAAGTTTCTGAGTCAAGAATCCAAGAAGGATAAGGTTGTGGCGCAAAGAAACCAATGCCATCAAAACTATCTCCAATGCCAGCGTAATTCTTGCGAAATGCAGGGCTACCATCATCGCCATAATGAACGCCGCCGCTAGTCCAGTATGAGGTGCGCTTGCAAACTTGCCCTCTGAAATTACCATACCAAGTTTCGGTGTCTAAACCATCTATTAGTTCAGTTTCATCTATGCCAGCAATAACTTCAGTCACTATGTTGTTTTCATCTAAAAATGCGTAATGTGCCATTAGTTAAAAGTCACCGTGCCTGTTCCCGCCGTAATTTGATAAACTCTAAATCCACTTCTTGTAGGTTGCGTAAAAGTTAATCCACCTGAAATTGTTGCCGCAGGGAAAGTATCAGCGTAGGCAATAATAACTATGCCTGAACCCCCTGCACCCCCTGTATTTGAATTATAACTTCCTCCTCCGCCCCCTCCACCCGTGTTTACAGTACCCGCAGTGCCAAAACCCGTTGGTCTCCCTGGACCTTGATGATTAGTACCTGCGCCTCCCCCTCCTGAACCCCCGGCGCCTGCAGTTCTTTCCC